TTGGTAATCGCTGAAATATCGAAGGTGACTCTAATTTACTGAATTAACACCCCTAGATGGGAGGAATTGATGGCACAACCGTTTATTCATACCTCTGAGCTTTGCTGGTCACCTCAAGAACTAGGCTTGATGGCCCAAGCGATTGAGTCTTGCTTTTTGCAATACCAAATTAGAGGTGAGGTTGTCGGTTATGATGAAGGCGCAACATTTACCCTCTTTAGAATCGAATTGGGTAGAGGGATAAAAGTCTCTCAAGTGATAGCGTTAGTGCCAGAATTGTGTCGTTCCCTGAGCGTCGTTGATATAAAAGTTATTGATTTTATTGCGGGTACACCTTATATCGGATTAAGAGTGACTAATACCTATCGTCGAGCGGTGTCTTTTGTTGAATGCTTTAATCTATGGAGCGGAATCAATGGGTTATCTACTCTTTCTGTCATGTTAGGTGAAGATATTATAGGAGAACCAATAGGCTGGGATTTGGCTCAAATGCCACATTTACTTATTGCAGGTGTAACGCGCTCAGGCAAGTCCATGTTAATGCATTCCTTGGTAATGAGCATTTTATACAGAAACTCGCCGGATAAAGTTCGCTTTGTGATGTTTGATACAAGCCAGCTTGAACTCAGTTTATACAACGATATACCCCACTTATTGTTTCCTGTTGCCTCTGATTCTATTGAATCAATAAAGCCATTATCGTTTTTAGTCTCTGAATTGCAACGCCGTCAAAAATTATTTAGTGCGTTAAATCAGCGCAATTTGAGTGGTTACAATAAGATAATATCAAATGCAAAAGAGTTAGGTAAGCCTATACCTGATCCTTTCTGGTGCCCTAATAAAAATTATAGTGAGCATCCTTATTTAGACAGTGAGCCTGAAATTGTTGTTTGTGTTGATGATTATGTTCAACTCATTGGCGAGTATAAACAAATAGGAGAGATGTTAGTTCTATTGAGTCAGCAAGGTTATGCGGTTGGCATTCATCTAATACTAACGACTCGTAGCCCTTTATCCACCAGTATCGGTTCACAGCTTCGAATTAATATCGCTACACGTATTGCTCTTTCTGTATCGTCTAGGGCTGATTCTAATTTAATTCTTGGACAGTATGGTGCTGAGTCACTATTTGGTTTGGGTGACATGTTATTTGTATCACCGAGTTTCTCTGGACCTATAAGAATTCAAGGTGCTTATGTGAGTGATTCAGATATTAGGGATGCGGTCGATTATTGTAAACGATGGGGAAGCGTGAGTTATCTTAATCTTTATGATGATGTCCAGAATACAAATATGTCAGCTGAAGAGCTTGACCCATTATTTGCTCAAGTAGTTGAATTTACGGTAGGAAAACAGTGGGTTTCTATTTCAGGTATTCAGAGACAATTTCGAATCGGTTATAACAGAGCAGCAAGGATTATAGAGCAGTTAGAATTACAGGGTATCGTTAGTGAACAAAATTGTAATGGCAATCGAGAGGTATTAGCTCCACGGTTTGATAGCTAGTAATGACTATATCTGTATTGATTCGTCAACCAATCTCTGAGCTTGTTCTAAATTTCTCGGCTTTATTAACTAGTATTCTATTTTTAATATCCTATTGACTCACTCTGCTAATGTATTTTGATAACAGTCATAATTATCTCTCATAGAACATTGAATATTATGTTTTTTATGAATCTCCTGATATTCCGACGAACAATATTGTATCCGTTGATTAGGAAGAAGAACGCAGACAAAAAGAAGAGGAAGTTTAATATAATAAGTAGAGTGTTACACTAAAATATTATCATGTATAAGTTAGGTGTTTTATGAAGATTAGAGAAAATGATTTTTGGGTTTATTTTTCATCTAAAAATGAAAGCAATAGCACAAATAACGACAAAATTGGTAAGTGGATGTATTTTTTTAATGATGCGGAATTCACAGAAAAAATATGTCAAAAAGCAATTTTAAATAGTGTAGTCGAGCATTGTAAATATACGAATAATGCTGAATCTGGAGTTGCGTGTTTTTACTTAAATATTGATGATATTGAAGGGCATAAAAAAGTTATTAAGTTTTTTTTAGATAATAAATTAATTCCCATAAATAAATCAGGTAAATTTAAGAATATATCATTCAAATTAGACATGCAGACAATGAATCAGGAATATGGAGACAAGTTTGAAGGTAAGTTATCATTAGAGCATTTTATTGATTTGAGCTCTGGTATTTTTAAGTGATATAAAATCAGGACACGAATAAGACACCAGAAATGGATAACTGATTGATTATATAACTCGGTCGTCTCCGTCGAGCATCGGTGCTACTCTGTTTTTTTCAATAAATTAGCCATTTCTGACATCCGTTTAGATCTGGAATTTAATTCTTTTATTATATCCAAGGCTGTAATTGAAGGGTTGGACTCTATCATTTTTACTACATCATTTATTTCGCTAACTCGCGCTGATAGTTCGACAATAGATGTACGCCTATTATTTTCTTGTAGATCTCCCCACATCTCGTCGGCATCATAGGAGTTGAATTGAATATATGTATTGGGTGGGGCGTGGTAAACATTTTCAACACCACAAGGGAGCCAGTCATCACCAGTAACAATGTCAGCATCAAAAGGTACAGTTTTATCTATTTCTTGTAGCTTCTTAATTAATTCTGATGTTTTCATTTTTCACCCTTGACGATCTTAATAAAAAGGCCCACCGAAGTGAGCCTTTTTGAACTCTAAATAATCCGCGTACGATTTGCGTATGATTTAGAGTCCTATCTGTGTCAGTGTGTAGTCTTGATGATTTCGCTAACTTCTTGTTTTTGAAACCGTTGTCCTATCACTGACCCACCAAATTTGGGCTGGCGGGAGTTGAACCCGCGTCCTGAGTTGTTCAACTGATTGTAATATAAGAGCTTATTATATCTGGCACGCTACGCGTATGATTTACGGCTCAACTATAGTCCTAATTGTGGCTATCTGCTGTCTACTTTCTTTAAAATAGAAGTGTTGCCATCATACTCTTTCAAATACGATCCATAATGTCTGAAAAGCATTTCAGGGCCTTTATGTCCCATCTGTGAAGCCAACCAAAATAAGTTAACTCCATTGCTAATATGCTTGACAGCAAATGTATGTCTTGTTTGATATGGGTTCCTATATCGTACTCCAGCTTTCTTTAGTGTTGGTACCCATGCTTTTTTTCTAATTGCGTCAGCACCAGCCCAAGCCTCATTTGTTTTTGGATCTTCAAAAATAGTTTCATTTTTTAAAAAAGTGAATTTCTTTTGGGAGCTTATGGCTGAAATAGCATATTCATTCAATTCTATAATTCGTGTTCCAGCTTTCGTTTTAGTGCCTTTAATTACGCCAACAACACTAGCTGATTTGATATGCGCTTTGTTGTTAATGAAATCAATATCATCCCACCTCAACGCACATAATTCAGAGCTACGTAAGCCTGTGTTGACTGCAAACTGAAATAAGTTTTTCCATTGATCATATTTTGTGGAGCTATATATTTTATCTACCTCTTCAGGCGTTAAAGGATCTACAACATAGTCACTCTCTAGCGAACTACTTTTTGTCTGATATCTTGATGCGGTTACTAAAGTTGCTGGGTTAGATAGAATTAAACCATCAGTTACCGCCTCATCTAAAGCACTTCGTAAGAAAGATAATTGATTTCTAATTGTCTTTAATGACGTATTCTGTTTTTGTATCCATGTTTTTAATATCCCTGGCGTTAAATCAACAACTGATAAATCGTGTAATGCAGAAAGTGCATTTTTACATTTTTTATAACCAACAATTGTTGATGGTGACAACTCTCTAGTTTTACAAATATCTAAATACTCATCTAGATATTCATTTATGCTCCTTCCTTTGCATTTATTACCAAATATTTTTAATTTTGATGATTTAGGGAAATATTCAACATAAGAAAAAATTCCTTTTTCTATTTTGTTATATATCTCACCTAATAAACGTTCTGCGTATTTTATGTTTTTAGAGTTTATTTCAAGATTAGATAGAGGTTCACGGCAATGAACCCCTTTAAATGTGAATGAAATATTAATTGTTTCTCCTGATTTATGCTTACGAATCATAACTCCGCGGGGAAGTTTATTTTGTTTTGTCTGGCCCATTTATTGACTTCCTTCATATCAATCCAGCGTTCTTTTACGCCTTCAATTTTCAATACGTGAACTCCCTCATGCCAGAATTGCCTTTGTAACCGCTTATTTATTGCGTCAGTTGATTCACCAAATAACTTGCAATACATAGAAATCGGTATGCATTCAAAGTACATATTTTCTCTCCACACTGTCCGTACACAGTTTAAATAGATATTAGTTAATGCTGGTGGTAATTATTTACTGATCTCCTTAAGAAAAGAGATCCAGTGCGTTTTATCGTTCTTACCTACACGCTGTACCGCTGTTGGTTTTTGGTCTGTTAGTGCTAAAATTTGTTTAACAGGTATTTGGGTTTCATTCCATTTGAACAGCAATGTTCCTCCTGGCCTAAGCACTCTAAATGCTTCACTAAATCCTTTACTTAAATCTTCTCTCCATGAGTCTTTATTTAATGCGCCGTATTTTTTAAACATCCAGCTATTTTTGCCAACTCTAATTAAATGAGGAGGGTCAAATAGCACCTGATAAAAGGCATTATCTGGTAATGGAAGGTTTTTAAAATCAGAAATAATATCTGGTGTTATATTTAAAATTCTTCCATCACATAAAATATGTTGTTCAGCTCTAATATCATTAAATAAAACTCGGTCGTCTTGTTTATCAAAATAAAACATGCGAGAGCCACAACACATATCAAGTATCGGTTTCACTCTTAACCTCAAATTTAATATTTGAATCTTTATTTATCGATAATCTTAAACACGTCTTGTCATGATAATAAGATAATAGATCCTCTTCTTTTTGTAGATTTATTGATGCTTCATTTCCCCAATATCTTAAATACCTAATTCGATACCAGTTATTACCAATTTTTATAACATCATTGGGATTTAATTGGTTTATTGATTTATCCATTATTAAATCCTTTTAAACTCAATAACCCACACCCACGGATTAGACGACCAACTTCCATCTCCATATATTTCTTCCCATAAAGTAGGAAATTGATCGCTAGGTGTAATAGCCTTATCGGGAACTCCACCTCCACGCCCATACCAACAACCTTCAGATTTAGCATCATCGTTACTGATATCATTCAATCTCTCAACACGAACATCGGTGATCTCTAACGTAATACGTGAAGCCCAGCGAGGCATGTGTATAGATGGTTTCCAGCAAGAACGACCATCAATACAACCATCATCGTCACCCCACGTGAAATCACCATCAGCAGAGTAAATGACATGTCCAGTGAAATAACCATGACCATACGGCATTTCATGCACAGCTTTAGTTGGTCTATCAGGAACATAATCAATCATCAATCCATCATCATCAAACTCATGACTGACTACACTCCACGTTTCACGAACATAAAGACGATCGCCAACTTTACCTAGCGGGCAGTTAAGGCGAATAGGTTCTTTGAGTAGCGGTGAATCATCGATAGCCCAGCAAGCCTTTCCTTCATCTTTTGCGTGTGTGCTTGACGTTACCCAGCCATGAAAATTATGAGTTGCTGGTACGGATTTTATGATCCGACGAGTTTGAGTTTTACGTCCGTCAAGAATGGCACGCACCATTTCAGCATTAAAAATAATTCCACGCTCTTTCATATTCATTCCTATTCATTGCATCCCTGCGAGTTAAATTATTTCAGCTGAATAGCGCCTTCTTCTGGATATTCAGTGCAGTAAAAAACAGGCTTTGACTTATCGAAGCAGTCTAAATTATGCTCATCATCTAGCGTGTATTCAGTTTCGTCATCAATGTCTAAACCGTGTGTGTCTACCTTTAAGCCAGCAAAATCAGCCATAGCTATTAATTGATTAGTTGTTAATGTAATAGTCATATCTATCTCCTGTTTGCATCCTTGCACTGAGTAAGTGGGTCAAACCACATTAATTAAATGGCGTGGATACATAAGCCCAATAGGTGCGAAGGGAATATCATCCTCAAAATCCATTGGTGGTTGACTACTCTGTGCTTGAGGTTGAGCCGGTGGCGGGTTTTGCTGTGCCGGTTGTGAACCTGCTGATTTACTAGCACCACCTAGCATTTGCATTGAACCGCCAATCTTTACAACAATTTCTGTTGTATAGCGTTTAACGCCGTTATCATCCCACTCGCGCGTTTGTAGTTGGCCCTCGATATAAACTTGCGAGCCTTTACACAAATAGCCACTGGCGATATCGGCGAGTTTTCCAAACAGAACGACACGATGCCATTCTGTTTTTTCGCGATTTTCATCTGTTTGTTTGTCACGCCATTTCTCTGATGTGGCCACAGCTAAATTGGCAACAGCACCACCAGAAGGCAGGTAGCGAATTTCAGGATCACACCCTAAATTGCCGATAAGAATTACTTTGTTTACTGATCCGTTAGCCATTTTCAGTTATTCCTATTTGAGTAATATCGCCACCAATAAGATGGCGATTAATTAATAATTAAGCTGAAAACTTGCCAATGAATGTTTCAATATCACTTTCATCAAATTCATCACAAAGTAGATTGCGAAACTCTTGAGCGATTTGTTCTTCAAGGTTTTCAAGTTGGACAATACGGAGCACTAAAACGGGAACATCACCGCCAGTAAGCACGCTATAACGCAATTTAATACTACGTTCTTTTAACTCGTCATATGGGGTGCAGGTAAACTGGAATGCAGTAGGCATAACATCTTTGCTTCTTGCTTCAACATTTTCTAATACTGAACGTTTGGCGCTAAAATCGTGATCTTCATGTTCAGCAGAGCGTGTTGATTCAATTGTAATACGGCGAACAGCAGAAATAGCTTGTTTGATATCTAAAACATTGCCGTCAGCATCAAATGCCATTAAATAATCACGCCAGTCTTCTAACCATTCCGCTAATTCTTTTTGACGATGTTTAACACCATCAATTTTTAATAGTGCTGCGAATGGGGCAGTTTGTTTTAATTTCACAAGAGCAGTATTATCAGCATGACCAGGCTCACCAATTGTGCCGATATTAAAAATAGTTTTGGCACTCATTTCATCGGCATCAATAAAGCAGCTAACACCTTCATCAATTGCATTTTTGATTGAGTATTTAACAAAGTCACTGATACTGGTTGTTTTCATTTCACCACGGAAACGGAAGCGACCTTCTTGTAAATTTTCCAAACTACTCACTTTAAATTCATTTGGAAGAACAATGGCGGGGCAAAGAGATTTCTCTATTGCTTCGAGACTTAATGAAGCCACCGCCATATTTTGAATTTGCGAAATAGCATTACCGTCTAATTGAGACATGAATAAACTCCTACTTATTTAAAAGCATTAAATTAAATGGATAGGTTTAATTAAAAATAAGGAAACTAATTAACGGATTTTAATTTCCCGTCGGGCTGACCTTGCAAAGAAAATAATTGACCTTGGTCTTCTTGCATAATGGTCAACTTACCACCTTTACCTACGTACATTGGTGTTTTAGTAGTATCTTCTTCAGCCCGTTTCCCGCGTGGTGTTGGTGCAGAGAACTTAAGTTTATGAGTTATTTCAACTCGTTTTTCTTCCATTGAATTACTAAGGCGAGCAAAATCTAATTCAATAGTGACTTTGCCTTTTCCACCATTATTTAAAACGCCTAAAGCCACATCATTTAAAACAGCAGAGACTTTATTTTCAAAAACGCCAGCGTCCAATTCGGAAAGAAAGTCAGGGACATTTGTCTTACGATCTTCTTGGCTCATTTCTATAACCTCACGTTATCACTTCACACAATAAGAAAGGGCACTAGCGAGTTAACATAATCCTGATAAGACATTTCACAAATAATGCCAGTACCCTTACTTATTGTTAGATTTGATAAAATGGCTGACTGAGCAGAACATTATCACCACAACCCCTTTTAATGGTAAAAGACTCAGTCAGCCATTGTTTCTCTTCACACGTTCTCTTCACACATAAAAATCATTTACTTTGTATCTGAATAGCGCTTTTACTGATGTACTCTGCTATTTCGGCATCTAGCTTTTTTACATCGCTCATTAGTCTTTCTCGCTTACCGTGTAAAACAGGGAGGTAATCTATGCACTGCAACTTGCACCTCATCCACTTTACGATATCTTCATTAGTGAAACCATCTGGCGCTATGATTATTGGTTCAGTTGTCATGAGTATTTCCCTCGCGTCTAAACTTGCTTTAGAAATAGAATGCAACTAAAAGTAGATATTGTCAACAACTAAAAGTAGAAAATGAGGGGGTAAAAAAACCAACTTTTAGTTGGTTTTAATATTTAGGCAAACTGTTTGAACGACATTGGGAGGCTTCTTATGAGTTTTCCATGAAAAAAAACTTCATGCATCTCATGATCATCAATGAAAAAAGGTGGGTAGAAATCATTATCTGATATAACAGCTAATTTCCTGCCTTTTACACGCTGTAATCGTTTAATAAAAGTAGAGTCTTCGAAATTGAAAATATAAATTCCATCACCATTGAACTGGTTTATTTTAGTATCTATAAAAAGTAAATCTTTAGGGTTTAGGGTAGGGGTCATGCTATCACCATCAACATTGATAATCATTACACCATCTAAAGTCCTACGACCAAATAATTCATAAACACGTTCTTGTGGTATTTCTATTGACCTGACGACCTCTGGAAATGGATTATTGATATAGCCATTACCAGCTGATGCAAATACCTCAATTTGCCTGACTATCGCGGTATCTTTATTAAATTCATTTTGAGGATCTGTTTGTAAACCGACACCATAATCAAGATATGCGGGGGTTGAAAAAACGGTTTTAGCGACTAATTCCATCTTATCATCTCTAGGCTTTGCTGTACCCAGCGTATATCGACGTGCCATTTCATAAGACACGCCAACCTGTTCGGACAGCTGCCGAATATCTATATTAGCTTCTTTCATTCGCTGGGTTAGTCGTTTAGCGAAACTACTATATTTATTATCTTCTACCATAAGTAGAATTCTATCTGCCAATTCTATTGTTGTCATTTCTATTTTAAGTTGTTTTATTTGTCTACTTTAAGTAGTATTAATGTATTACTTAAGGAGAGGCATCTATGCATCAAGAAAATTATACAGAAAAAGCAATCAGAACAATTGGGGTGCCGTCTGCAGTATCTCGAATGTTCGGCTTTAACTCCCCTCAGTCAGTTTTCAACTGGATTAAAAATAATAAAGTGCCTGCAGAACGAGTGATCCAATTATGTGAGTTAGGTGGTTGGGTCGTATCTCCACATCAACTGCGCCCTGATCTTTATCCAAATAAAACCGATGGCTTACCAAAAGAATAACAAAACCGTTTAAAGCAGTTAACTACAAGAACTTATCAATGGTGGTAGGAAATGAGCAACCAATCAATAAAACAAGTTGTGAAAGAGATGTGTGAGGCAACAGCTGGTGGGCGTGAAGCGATGGCTGGGGCGTTGGGTTTATCTCTGACTTCATTCAATAACAAATTGTACGAGAAAAACGGCTGTCGTTCGTTTGATTTAAACGAGCTATTAGCGATGCAAGATATTTCTCAGACCGTTTTATTTGCTGAATTTGTCGCTCGTGAATCAAACCGCTTACTCGTGGACAGAATTAGCCCTGCAGATTTAGATCAGACAGAACTATTCACATTACGTAGCAATGTTGACGAAATGCAGGGACGTTTAGCGTTATTGATGAAAGATAGCCTGGCTGATGGCGTTATTGATAACGAAGAAGAGCAGAAAATAAAAATGATGTTAGATGGATTAATTTCGCAGATCCGAACATTTATGAATGCGTTTGTTTCGTTACATCAAAAGAGAAATTAAAGATGGCTATATCCAGAAAGGGTGAAGCCAACGATGTACGGTCGCTGGCTTCGGTTGCAAATTTCAATTGTGTGAAGAGAAATTAGCATGAGTAGATTATCAAACTTAGCATGTCGCACGCAAGTGCGAGCTTCAATACGTGATGGCCGTTTTGTCTATGAAATTAAAGTACCAAATGGCTACCAAGAAACCAACTACCAATTTATGCGTTGGCTGGTAGATGATTTTAATTCAAAGAATGGGCTGAGGACGAGGCAATGAGCAATGAGAACCCAAACCAACTTGATCGCTACTATAAAAATCACCGAGGTATCGTTGTTCATGTTGTTCGTTATGACAGAGAAAAACAGCGCGTTATTTTTATGCTTGATGGTTGTGACGACCCACAGTGTGAACCTGTACAGCGTTTTAAAGAGAAGTACACACGTATTAAGTAATGAGGTGGCAAGATGAGTTTATTATTACTAAAAAGTCGCCCTTTAGTCGTTATTCCTGAATTAGCGGTACGTCTTGGTTTAAATGAGGCGATGCTGTTACAGCAAATTCAATATTGGCTAACTGAAACTACTTCAGGTGTTGAATATGACGGCTCACGCTGGATTTATAACACAGTTGAAGAGTGGAAGAATCAATTTCCTTTTTTCTCTGAATCAACGATTAAACGTGCTTTTACTAATTTGAAAAAGCAGGGTGTTTTACGCATTGAGCAAATCAATAAATCGAACCATGACCGTACTAATTATTATGCGATTAACTACGATCACCATCTGCTAACTGATGGGGTCAATATGACCCAATCGAACAGTGATAATACATCTAATCGAGCAGTTCAAAATGACCTTATCGATAAGCGCAAATTGAAACCGTCAAACAGTTCAAAATGCGCTGTTCTGAACGGGTCAAAATGGCCTGATCTTACAGAGAATACAACAGAGATTACTTCAGAGAGTACAACAGAGACTAACTCTTCTTGTCAGGTTCCTACTGAACCCGACAACGCTCCTGAAAAATTAATTTTGGATTATTTCAACAAGGTGACAAATTCCAAATATCGTGAAGGAAAAACAACAACCGGGCATATCAAGGCGCGATTAGCAGAAGGATTTACCTCTGAAGACTTGATATTAATTACGGATTACCTGACAGCTAAATGGCAAAAAGATCCCAAGATGCGTGATTACTTACGCCCTAAAACATTATTTGTTCCTGAAAACTGTATTGAATACCAAGATAAAGCGATCAAATGGCGTGATGCAGGGCGCCCTGAATGTGTGAATGGTCGTTGGTTAAAGCCTGGAGAAGTTTCAGTGGAAATTAACACGGTTGAACGCGATGAAACTTTTAGAAAAATGTTCACCTCAGGCTGGAAACCTGAAAATCGTATTCAAGCATTAGCAGTCGAGCAAGCAAAGAAAAATGGTCTTGGTCGTATGAGTGAAGTTGCTGGTTTAGCTTCATTCCGTGGTATCTGGAAACAGGCGACAGAACAAGTTGCACTGGAGGCTAAGTGATGATTGATTACGCACTGAAATTACAGGAGTTAAAAAGCCAACCTGCTCATAAATTAAAAGAAATTGGTGACCAATGGCAATCACCAGATAACCTTTACTACGGTATTAACTCTAAATATGGACCGTTTACTTTAGATTTATTCACTGATGGTCAAAACAGTAAATGCCCGCATTTCTATACCGTTGAGGACAACGCACTCACTCAAGATTGGGCTGAAAAACTGAAAGAGATCGGCGGTTCAGCATTTGGCAATCCTCCTTACTCGCGTAGTTCATATCACGAAGGCCAGCCTTTAACAGGTGTTGGTCACATCATGAGCCATGCATTAGCTATGCGTGAACAATACGGTCGGTATGTTTTTTTATTAAAAGCAGCTACATCAGAAACATGGTGGCCAGAAGAAGCTGATCACGTTTGTTTTATCCGTGGACGTATTGGTTTTGACGTTCCTGAGTGGTTTGTTCCCGCAGATGAAAAACAGAAACCAACGGGCGCATTCTTTGCTGGAGCAATAGTTGTTTTCGATAAAACATGGACGGGTAAAAAATTCGATTACATTCATCGTGATGAATTAGAGCAAGTTGGCAAAGCATTTATTGAGCAAATGAAGTGGCTGGCGTCGAGAGGTGTTGCATGAAAACGACAGAGCAAATACTGAACCAATATAAAGAGGGTGACAAGATTGATCGCCATATTGTGAGTCGTGATTTAGGCATAGCTCTATCTAGCTCATCGAGAGCATTGTCATACCTGAATGGATTAGGTGCATTAGTACGAGTAGGCAATGAAGATCGCCCTGTACGTTACATTGTGACCAATGAGGCGGAGCACATTTACCAAGCGATAATTGAAGAGCGCAAACTAGGTGAATCGGCCTACTTGCAAAAACTGAAAACACAAAAGGCCAAAAAGCGCGCATTACCCACAATCAAATGGGTAAAACATGCCACCTCTAATTTTGATCTCATGGGTAAATTGCCAACAGAGCCTTATGACTCATTAGTCAGAACAGTAAGAGGTAATCACTAATGCTAACTAAATATATTCTGTTCGTTGGGTTTTGGCTTGTAGTGACATTGCTAATTGGAGTGTGGGGGACTTATGCCTGAACTTATGCTCACATTGCCATTTCCACCTAGCGTTAACTCGTATTGGAGAAATATTAAGGGCCGAACGCTGATCAGTGAAAAAGGGCGTAAGTTTCGAATTAACACGATCGCCTCTGTCTATGAGCAACTAAAACGAAAACCTAAAGCTATTAAAGAAAATGTCTCTGTCCTAGTTCGTTTATACCCACCAACAAAACAGCGCAGGGATATTGATAACTTTTTAAAGGCCCCATTTGATGCATTAACACATGCGGGTATTTGGGAAGATGATCAGCAGGTAAAGCATATGGATGTGATGTTAATGGAAGTCGTAAAGGGTGGAAAGTTAGAAATCACTATCCGCTCATTTAATAACGTGATGTACGGTCACGAATAAAACGTGGAGAGAAATAGCATGAATGGATTAATTGTTATTGATGGTTTTCAGGTTCGTAGAGATGTAGCCGGTCGCTATTGTTTAAATGATTTACATCGAGTGTCAGGTGGTGAAAAACGACACCAACCATCGAACTGGAGTTCATTGGCTCAAACGAAAGAGTTAATTGATGAAATTTCGACCGCTCCTGAGATCACAGGAGCGCCTATTGCCACTGTCGCTGGTGGATATAACCAAGGGACGTATGTTTGCAAAGAATTAGTGTATGCCTATGCAATGTGGATTAGTGCTTCTTTTCATTTGAAAGTGATCCGCACCTTTGATGCTTTAGTGACACAACAGCACCAGGAGAAAATCAGCGATAAAGTGCAGGCGGGTGTGATACTACTTGAGTCAATGTCGAAAAGTTTAAACTTCTCGAATTCATCAAAATTAGGCGCTTATCAAAAATTACAGGTCATGGCGGGATTACCTGAATTAGCACCTGTGTATGCGATTGATGCACCAAGTGGATCTATGGATGGCTCCAGTCGTCCTACTGTGGCTTTATCAACACTGATTAAAAAACACAATTTACCCATTTCAGCACCTCAGGCATTTAAACGTTTAGCCGAACTCGGAATTGTTGAGCGTTTATCACGTCCAAGTACGAAAACTGCCAGCAAAGTAAAAGAGTTCTGGTCAGTGACTGCGCGAGGTTGTCAGTTTGGGAAGAATATGACGAGCCCTAATAATCCTCGTGAAACCCAACCGCATTTCTTTGAGAGTAAAACGGATGAGTTGATCCGTATGGTGATGTTAAATAAACAGGTGAGCGCATGAAGTTACTGTTAACGCCGTATATTCAAAAAGAATTGGGGGTTGTGTTATTGAAACCTGGAGCTGAGTTGCTTGAGCAATTTAGAAACCATCAGCGTGTGATCATCAGTGATGTACCACAGAGTTTAGATGTGTTGCCCTCAGGCGCATTAACCGGTGATGAACAGCCGATTTTAAATAATAAGCACATTGTTCAATTTCTCAATAGCAAAAAGGTGATCCACACCATAAATAAAGTTTCGCCGATGGATACGTGGGTCGCTCATCATATTCATTGTTGTCAGATTAATAACGATGCAGATAACTATCATCATCATGAATTGGTGACCACATTTCATGAAGCGGGTGTGATCCGCACTTGTTGGTATCACGATAATCATATTCGAAACTCATCAGCAGGGTGGGTTGCTGAGCTGGCTCATAAAAATCGTATTGATTGGATGTTAGATACTATTCGTTTTCGTTTGAGATTAGATGATGGTCACCAGCTAACGATACCTGATTTTTTCACCTTTGCTGTTATGCATAACGTTATCGATGAATTACCTGATGCCATATTGCGGAGAGTGTTGGACTGGCCTAATAAACCCAAAGAACGCAGAGTGCACGGCGGATTTCCTGAGGCTGACATTGTTCCAAATGAAATGTCAGCATTATCTGCAATGAGCGGGCGTTTAGAGGCGATAAAACCGGTTATTAAAGTTGCTGTCGATCCGGAGCCACCAGCCTCATTTCTGCTGAAACCTAAAATGCAACGTTGGGAAAATACCAAATGGTTGCAATGGGTAAAAACTCAACCGTGTTGCGTATGTGGGCAACAGGCTGATGATCCGCATCACATCATAGGTCATGGTATGGGAGGCATGGGAACGAAGGCTCACGACTTATTCACTATTCCATTATGTCGCATTCACCATGACGAGTTACATCGTGATCCCAAACAATGGGAAGTCACTCACGGCAATCAACTCGAATTGTTATTTCATTTTTTAAACCGTTCTTTAGGTATCGGTGCATTTATTTAACGTGTGTACGGCACGAGGGGTATAGGCATGAGAGATATACAGGAAGTTTTATCGCGTTGGGGAGCGTGGTCGGCAGATAATACAGAATTGGTTCAATGGTATTCGGTTGCTGCGGGGTTTAGTGGATTAATACCAAGTAAGGTTAAGGCTCGTCCCCAATGCTGTGAAGATGATGCAATGATTATTTCTAGTTGCATGGCGCAATTGAATAAAAAGAATAGTGATATGCATGACTTACTGCTTGATTACTATTTATTCGGAATGACATTTATGCAACTAGCTAACAAGCACAACTGTTCTGATGGACACATAGGTAAAAAATTACAAAAAGCAGAAGGAATAATAGAAGGTATGTTAATGATGCTAGATGTCTCATTAGAGATGGATCGATACGTAGAAAAAATTACATAAAGCTTTACGTACGTAAAAATGATGATATTGTGATAAGACTGACATCAAGGTCAACCAGCTTATGAACCTCGCTTTTTGCGGGGTTTTGTTTTTTTTAAAATATATTTATAATTATTAATTAAAAAATTTGTTGGAAATTTTTCGTTTTCATTGATTGTTTGTTTATATTTAAGATGAAATTTATTGTTATCCTATAAGAATAAACCTGCAGTGTTTAACTAATAATTAAAATAATAAACAGGTATTCTTATCTCTACTATACTCATAATATTCAATTTATAGAGCGAGTATATATAATGATTGATTTGTTTAAGTTAACGAAAAAAAGTTCTAGGCATATTGGTATAGCAATATATGTTGGTATTATAGCGGGTATCTTTTCAGCTTTAGTTAAATCTGGTTTTGAAGACCTAATTCCCCCGAGAACACTTGAAACGACACCCCCGCCAGTCGTCTTACTCGAAAAGCTTGGATTAAATATAGATACTATGACTTATCATTGGATGGGATATAGTATTAATTGGGGCGGTAATGGTGTTCATATATTATTCTCAATAGTTATCGCTGTGACATATTGTGTTATTGCTGAATTCTTGCCAAAGGTTAAATTATTACACGGTATTTGTTTTGGTATTGGCGTTTCTGTTTTTGCTCATGGTTTAGTCGTACCTCTACTAGGATTGTCTGGCTGGCTTTGGACAGCAGGTTATCAAGCATTAATTTCTGAGTTTGTTGGAACCGCTTTTTGGATCTGGTCAATTGAAGCGATTAGACAAAATTTGCGTTATTGTTTAACTAAAGAAAATGATGCTGAGTAGATAAGGAAGTTCAACCTTAATCTGTTATAAATTTCTTAAAGATCGCTTAGGCGGTCTTTTTTCGTATATGCCGACCACAGAACAATTACCCTCGTTATCGCGTTCACATCAAGTCTGTGAGTCGGCGTTCTATTTAAGAGAGGTCGTTATGAGCAATCAAAAAAATATATTAATGATGGATAGTGATGGGGTAATGAAAGATAGTGACAGTAATGTAATAGCTAAATTCGCGACGCTTAAATCTGAATTACTATTATCTACACCATCAATAGAAGATTTAGTGAAAAGAATTGAGTCACTGGAAAAACAGCTCGCTGATATGCAAAAGGCAACGAGCTGTGAGTTAGATAGCGCCATTCAAAATGTCTTATTACAAGGTGTAGAAAATGGTGCAAAAAAAGCAAAGGAACTTATTAAAAATCAAGATTTTTATCAAAAACCAAAGCAGACTTCAAGATAGATGAATAGGCTTTTGAAAGCTTATCCGCTCCCTCTCTCAATTGTTCACCTGTTAAGTTTGGATTGTTCTCAAGCATTAGGGCTTTGAAGTTTTGGTTTTTTATACACTCAATAGTGGTGTTTGCGATCTGCCTTTTTTCTTCAGGAAGCAGATGTAGTAGTAACGCAACAATTTGTTGTAGAGCTAAAATTTCAGCAGTTTTGTCGTCCATTCCATTCTCCACCGAAGTAAGTCAGCCATTCCTTCGGTTAATTACATTGGGCTGATCTATTAGTTTAACTTAAGATTTACTTTTTCACGTTTAACTCACTCACATTAATCATCAACGGACACTCCGTAGGGGGTGTATATGCGCATGGACAAATTAACTAATGCTACCTACGGAACAGCTGGCTTAACTGCCTTTTTTGCAAGTCTCTCATTGTATGAATGGGGCTTTGTAATAGGGATGGGATTTAGCATGCTTCTTGGATTAGCAACTTATCTGATGACACGGCGAGAACAGCGAAAACGAACAGCATTATTTGCTGAATTGGTTCATCGAAATTGTTCTAGTGATCCGCGAGAAATCGAAAAAATAGTCGGTGAGATGCTGACTAAAGCTAAAAAGGACATCTAATGAACCTAAAACAAAAAGTGACAGCTGTTGCGAGTGCTGGCGCTGTAAGTATTGCACTAACAGTGATTGGTTATTTTGAGGGGGTGCGTTATGAACCTTACCGTGATGTTGCTGGAATTCTGACGGTTTGTTATGGCCATACTGGAAACGACATCATTCAAGGTAAGACATACACACAACAAGAGTGTGACGAGTTACTACAGAAAGACTTTATCAGAACGCAACAGCAAGTTGATGTCCTGGTTAAAGTGCCGGTCGATGATAAAACAAAAGCTTCTCTATATTCCTTTGCCTTTAATGTCGGTACCACAGCTTTTGCACGTTCTACATTGCTTAAAAAATTAAATGCAGGTGATCAGAATGGCGCTTGTGAAGAAATGAAACGCTGGGTTTATGCGGGTGGAAAGGTGTGGCGAGGGTTGGTCAGTCGTAGAGAGGCGGAGTCAGCGTTATGCAATGGAAGTCTTTAATCATCATCGTCGGTTTTATTCTTACATTACTCATCTCGGTCGCTAGTGGCATTTATCTCTCAATTGATAATTCATGTATTAACGATAAAGCAAGCTTAGACAAACGCTGTCAGATTGCTCTCTCACATCATCGGTACTAATTATGAAACACTGGAAACTTTACATTGTCGTTGTGATGGTGGGGATTGTTGCTGGTGGTTGTGCGCTGATTAATGCACAAGCGAAAAGAATTAACACACTGACAGAAAACAACAAAGAACTGACTACCGCACTCGAAGAGCAGAAGGATATCAATATTGACTATCAAGCACGCATAGAGCGACTAAATCAACTTGATACAAGGCACACACAGGAGCTTGTTAATGCAAAGAATGAAATTAGTCGCTTGCGTGATATTAGTGAGCGTAATCCTGAACGGGTGTACATCCGAGCCAGTTGTCCGAAAGACGAAACCAATTCAACCTCCGGCATGGATGATGCAACCACCGCCAGACCTACTGACTCCGCTGTCAGAAATTATTGGTTACTCAGAGAGCGAATTGCAGAGTCAGAACAGATGATTAAAGGGTTGCAGGATTATATCAAACAAGAATGCATGGAATAAAAAAAGCCCAGCATGGGGGCTGGGCAATACTAGCAAGATATCAATTAAAGTGTAGCGATAGCTACTTAGTATAGCTTAAGTAGGTATATATACCAGATTGATTATTCCTATTTATCTCCCACTTAAATAAACAGCACAATATAAAAATAACCCTGTGAGTTTGATTTCACAGGGTGGCTGAATTTAAGCAAAAAATAAATACTCATTAATCATACTGCTATTTTTATTTCGTGCCAATAGAAGAAGGCGTAGCGTTGTCGCTGTCTCCTATGTTAGCTATGACCTGTTTTATTCTCGACAGAGAGCACATAGTGAGAATCAAAAACAACGAATATCACCGTTTTGTTATTTATCGGTCATTATCAGCAACGTCAGCTGTAGGTAGAAGGAGGGGCGTGACGATGGAGAGACATAATTAATTCTACAAATGTCATTCATTGAGTGGCGTTGATAGAGTTTATTTAGATAGCCATCAGTTAACCGCTGGTGGTTTTTTTATTGGAGATAGATATGTCAGATAATCAGATTAACTATGAAGCAGTAGGTCGTTGTAAGATACTACTCGAAAAAATCAAAACACAACACATTGAAAGAACTAAGGCTATAAGTAATTTACGTGCTGTGATTTATTCACTACATCAAAAAGGAAACATTAATTACGTTCCTCCTGAAGTTGTCGTTTTCGATGCTGAAAACTTAACTCGTCTGGTTGATAAGATTGGACTAGCTGATAGTGAACTTATGCGCACGATTAGTGAATATAATAATTGGTGTCATGAAGCAGGTGAGAAACCAGTCAAGCTGATTGAAATAGAATAATAAATAAGAGGTCGCTATTTGGCGATCTTTTTTATTGGAGAACACTATGCCAGATAACACTATTCAATTAAAAGTCTCAGTAGATACCTCAGACCTAGATAAGCTAGAAGAACAACTCACTCGCATTAAACAACTAATGGAAGATGTAGGCGTGAAGCCTAAATCAAATTCACAATCCTTCTTTCAATCTTCTGGTGAATTTTTTATTAAAGATGCCTTTATTAATTCGGCTGAGTTCAAAGGTTTACTTGTTAGTAATAAGTTAGAGCAGAGCGTTAATGCTCAACTAGCAGATTTACGTATGCGAGCGGATCGACAAGATAATGATATAGCTGAACTCATTAGATTAAGACAGGCAGATCAACAGGCATGGTCTGACGCTATTAATCGAACATGGTGCAGTCAGAAGTAAAGGTGAGAAATCCCGTCTTTAAAATCAATAAGGGGCATTCGCCTCTTTAGATTACAGGAGATCACATGCCACCTCGCATACCTCGCGCATGTCGTAAACAGGGGTGCGCCAAGACAACAACAGAACGTAACGGTTACTGTGAAGACCATCAAAACCTAGGATGGGAAGCCCACCAGCGCGGTAAGTCTCGTCATCAACGTGGTTATGGTACCCAATGGGATAAACTGCGAGTACGTATACTCAAGCGTGATAAGTATCTCTGTCAAGAATGCTTAAGGGCAGGACGAGCCACCGAAGCGAAAACGGTTGACCATATCATTGCTAAAGCACATGGGGGTACCGATGCAGAAGAGAACCTGCAGTCGTTATGTATTCCATGTCATAGAACTAAGACTGCAAAGGAGAGAACGTTATGACGCAAGATGAACAAACCTTACTTATGTTTAAAGGAATAGTTGCTGAACTACCAGAACAAAGCAGAGCTAAGGTTGAACATTGTATTGCTGAAATAAACAAGTTGCTTGCGGAATATCCTGATGGTGAAGCATTGCTTGCTGTGGGCTATATCGGTGCCGAACAGCAGATGAAAGGTAATATTGGTCAAGGATAACAGTACCATTCCTCATAGGGGAGGGGCGGGTCAAATCCCTACCACTCTCGCCTCATAGGACCGCCCCCTTACCTCTTTTCACATCACCGCAGGTTAGAAAACTTTTTTTGGGGAACCCAAAGCGATTATTGATAGGAGATTTCTATTATGGCTGGACCGCCTAAAACCCCGTCACATCTGCAATTGGTGAGGGGGAACCCATCAAAACGACCGATTAATAAAAAAGAGCCAAAACCGCCAAAAGGGGTACCCCCAACTCCGAAACATTTTACTAAGCAAGGTAAGTATTGGTTTAAGCGTATTGCTGAAGAACTTGATGCAATGGGTGTCATGAGTCAGATGGATGCCAAGGCATTGGAGTTACTCGTCGAAGCTTACACTGAATATCGACATCATTGTGATGTTCTCGATGAAGAAGGCTATACCTACAAAAACAATACAGAAAGTGGATTGATGATAAAGGCGCATCCATCTGCTGCAATGAAGGCAGACGCATGGAAACGTATTCGCGCCATGTTAAGTGAATTTGGTATGACTCCCGCTTCTCGAGCAAAAGTCAGTATTGATAAGCAAGCCGAAGAAGATCCTTTCGAGGCATTTTTGAAAAAGCGCAAATGATGAATGGCAATCGTAGCAGATGGAATTCAGTACGCCGAACAGGTAGTGACTGGAGAAATTGTTGCGTGCGAACTGGTACGTTTAGCGTGCCAACGGTTTTTGAATGATTTAGAGCATGGGCCTGAGCGTGGCATCTATTTCATTGAAGATCGCGCACAGCACATACTCGATTTTTACAGTTTTATTCCTCATGTCAAAGGAGCATTAGCCGGTAAACCCATTGATTTAATGCCTTGGCATATTTTTATCTTAATTAATATTTTTGGCTTTGTTATTCCGTTAATTGATGAACAAACGGGCAAAGAAGTTGTGGATGAAGACGGTGATATTGTCTTTGTTCGTCGTTTTCGCACAGCTTATAACGAAGTTGCACGTAAAAATGCAAAATCCACATTGTCATCAGGTATTGGGCTGTATATGACCGGTGCTGATGGTGAGGGCGGTGCCGAAGTTTACTCTGCAGCAACGACACGTGATCAGGCTCGTATCGTATTTGAAGATGCGAAGAACATGCTGAAAAAGTCCAAAGCGACATTGGGACGTTTATTTGAGTTTAATAAACTCGCTATCTATCAAGAAAGAACTGCCTCTAAGTTTGAACCGCTTTCCAGTGATGCCAACAACCTTGATGGTTTAAATATTCACTGTGGCATTGTTGATGAACTGCATGCACACAAAACTCGTGATGTGTGGGATGTATTAGAAACTGCTACCGGTGCGCGTCTGCAGTCTCTTCTTTTTGGGATCACCACGGCGGGGTTTAATAAAGAGGGGATTTGTTACGAATTACGGGATTACGGTATTAAAGTGCTTCGTGGCCAAGTGGATGATGATTCGTTTTTTGCCATTATTTATACCTTAGATAAAGACGATGATCCCTTTGATGAAACCGTGTGGCAAAAAGCGAATCCGGGGCTGGGGGTTTGTAAGCGCTGGGATGATTTACGCCGTTTAGCCAAGAAAGCCAAAGAGCAGGTTTCGGCACGGATTAACTTCTTCACTAAACACATGAATATTTGGGTTACGGCTGAATCTTCATGGATGGATATGATGAAGTGGGATGATGCGCCTCAATTAGCCCCTAAACAAGAATTACAAACTTATCCGTTATGGGTCGGCGTTGACCTTGCCAATAAAATTGATATTTGTGCGGCTGCTAAAGTGTGGAAACAGCCCGACAACGGTCATGTTCATGCTGATTTTAAGTTTTGGTTACCTGAAGACCGGCTTGAGCGTTGTTCTAAACAAATGGCGGAGCTTTACCGTAAATGGGCTGATATGGGATATCTCACATTAACTGATGGTGAAGTTGTCGATCATGCTCAAATTAAAGAAGAAATTATTGAATGGGTGACGGGTGAGAACTTAAATGAACTGGGTTTTGACCCGTGGAGTGCGACACAATTTAGTTTGTCACTCGCTGAAGAAGGGCTGCCTCTTGTTGAGGTTGCTCAAACGGTTCGTAACTTTTCCGAATCCATGAAAGAGATTGAAGCACTAGTTTACGCAGGTAAGTTTCATCATAGCCAACACCCTGTTATGAACTGGATGATGTCGAACGTCACGGTTAAACCAGACAAAAACGACAATATTTTCCCTAATAAATCTACACCCGAGGCAAAAATTGACGGCCCTGTTGCACTATTTACAGGCATGAGTCGATTATTGGTGAATGGGGGGAGTGATAAACCCGATATCTCAGGATTTATAAATAACCCAATCATAGTAGGTATCTAATGCAACACAATAAAAAACCAGGGCGCATTAAAAGCGCGCTTCTTAATTGGTTGGGCGTACCCATTTCGCTGACCAGTGGAGATTTTTGGCAAGAATGGAGTGGCACAAGCAGTAGTGGAAAAGTTGTAACAGCAGATAAAGCAATGCAACTTTCTGCAGTTTGGGCATGTGTAAGATTGCTGAGTGAATCAATATCGACATTACCGATCAAGATTTATAAAAGTGAAAGTGATGGCTCAAGAAGCTTAGCGAAAGATCACCCTATTTATAGATTGCTGTGCAAGCAACCCAATTTTGAGATGACGCCTTCTCGTTTCATGTTGATGGTTGTTGCTAGCCTTTGTTTACGTGGTAATAGTTTCATTGAGAAAAAATATATTGGTTCAAAGTTAGTTGCGTTAGAGCCTTTGTTGCCACAAAACATGATGGTTAAACGCAGTGATCAAACGGGTATGCTCGAATATAAATACACTGATCCGTTAGGGCAAAAAACACGAACGATCCCTACTAATAAAATTATGCACATTCGTGGGTTTGGTATGGATGGCATTTGCGGGATGATCCCTGTAAAAATAGGGCGTGATGTTATTGGTGCTGCATTATCCGTTGAAGAGTCAGCCGCTAAGATATTTGAAAATGGATTGCAAAGTTCGGGCTTTTTATCTTCAGAGTTTCCGCTTGATGATGAACAAAGAGAGCGCATTAGAAGTTACCTATTAAGCTTTGTAGGTTCAAAAAATGCGGGAAAAATGATGGTGTTGGAAGGGGGAATGAAATACAACAATGTCACCATGAATCCTGAAGCAGCTCAAATGCTAGAAAGTAGAACCTTCAGCATTGAAGAAATTTGTCGATGGTTTCGTGTTCCACCGTTTATGGTGGGTCATATGGATAAACAAAGTAGTTGGGCATCGAGCGTCGAAGGTATGAATATGCAGTTTCTTACTAATACGCTAAGACCTCTTTTAGTCAATATAGAACAAGAAATTAGCCGATGCTTATTGAATGGTGACGACGATTATTATGCTGAATTCTCTGTTGAAGGTTTATTACGGGCTGACAGTGCAGGGCGTTCCGCTTACTACACAACGGCATTACAAAATGGTTGGATGAGTCGAAATGATGTGAGACGGCTAGAAAATTTACCGCCGATTGAGGGGGGTGATATTTATACCGTTCAACTTAATTTAACACCGCTTGATCAGCTCGGGCAAGAAGCCTCTAGTAATGAAGCTGAAAAACTTAAAGCGCAGATCACCAACTGGTTGTTTCCTGAAGGTAATCCCATAACCCCACATTCTCAAAACAATCAACCTCACTCTGAGGAGTAAATTTATGAAAAAAAGTCATTTGCCAGTTGCGCTGGAGGATCGCCCCTGCGCATCGATTAGCTACGAGCTTAAACCTAGAGCGCTGGATAAATGGAATAGCAGTATTCGTGCATCAAGTACAGATAATACCATCTCAATATTAGATGTGATTGGTGAAGATTATTGGGGAGAGGGGGTTACTGCAAAACGTATTTCTGCCGCACTTCGCGCCATTGGAAATAATGATGTGGTTGTCAATATCAATAGTCCAGGTGGCGATATGTTTGAAGGGTTAGCCATTTATAACTTACTTCGTTCTCACAGTGGAAAAGTGACCGTCAATATTTTAGGTATTGCCGCTTCCGCTGCATCTATTATTGCAATGGCTGGTGATGAAGTTCAAATGGGCCGAGGTGCCTTTTTGATGATCCATAACTGCTGGGCTGTCGGTGTAGGTAATCGGCATGATTTTGCAAAATTAGCTAATGATCTCGCCCCTTTTGATACGTCGATGGCAGATATCTATGTGGCACGTAGTGGACAATCTAATGAGGTTGTAAGTCAGATGATGGACGACGAAACCTATATTGGTGCGAGTGAAGCGATCGAGAAAGGCTTTGCTGATAATTTGCTTACTGCAGATATTGTTGATGATGGTGATGAAAGCCCGCAAGCTGCCATTCGTAAATTAGATGCGTTACTTGCTAAGGCGAACACTTCTCGCTCTGAGCGTAGAAAACTTATTAGTGCTTTAACACGAAGTATGCCGAGCGCTACTTCCAATCCTCACGGTACGCCAAGCGCTACCTCTGAAATTAATCCTGAAACTCTTTCTGAATTGGAAAAGGCGGTAAATGCCTTCGCCACAGCTAACTAATCGGAGACATTATGTCTGATACAAATGAATTATTAAAAAATCTATCGGCAAAAATTGAAGAAGCCAATGGCAAATTTAATGCTAAAGCCGAAGAAGCCTTAAAAGAAGCGCAAAAAGTCGGTAGTTTAAGCACCGAAACTAAAGCAGCAGTAGATAAGATGGCAACCGAACTGAATGCATTGCGTGAATCTGAAAAAACACTCAAAGCTTCATTAGGTGAATTAGAGCAACATGTAGCACAAATGCCACTGAATAATGCGGTTCAGGCAGCCAAAACAATTGGTCAACAAGTCATTTCTGCAGATGCACTGAAAGAAATTAACTCTAGCATTCAATCAAGTAAGCGCATTTCTATTCCAGTGCAAGCCGCATTAACTTCAACTGGTGTGGCTGAAGGTGTTGTTGAACCTCAGCGCTTACCTGGTATTGATGTTGCGCCAAAACAGCGTTTATTTATCCGAGATCTGATTGCACCAGGTAAAACTACTTCACCGGCTATTTTCTGGGTTCAGCAGACGGGCTTTACGAATAAAGCTTCTGTGGTACCAGAAAATACCACTAAGCCTTACAGTGACATTGAGTTTGCAACCAAAATCACACCAGTAACCACTATTGCTCATATGTTCAAGGCATCTAAACAAATCCTAGATGATTTTGCACAACTGCAGTCTTTAGTCGATGCTGAAATGCGTTATGGCTTGAAGTTTGTTGAAGAGCAAGAAATCTTGTTTGGTGACGGATCTGGTGCTCACTTACATGGCATCATTCCTCAAGCCTCTAAATATAAACCTGAATTTAGCGTCGAAAAGCAAAGTGGCATTGATGATTTACGCCTTGCGATGCTACAAGCGCAATTAGCTCGACTGCCTGCCACAGGGCATGTTTTGCATTTTATCGATTGGGCGAAAATTGAATTAACCAAAGACTCATTAGGACGTTACATTCTTGCTAACCCCTCCGCATTAGTTGGCCCAACATTATGGGGATTACCTGTTGTTGCTACGGAATCAGCAGCGTTTAAAGGCAAGTTCTTAACAGGCGCATTTAACGCAGGTGCACAGTTATTCGATCGTGAAGAAACCAATGTAGTGATTTCTACGGAAAACACTGACGATTTTGAGAAAAACATGATCTCAATTCGTTGCGAGGAGCGTTTGGCGTTAGCAGTAAAACGTCCGGAAGCCTTTGTTTACGGTGATTTCACCGTGCCTACATCAGGGGAATAATCGATAGAGCGGTCTTCATGACCGCTTTTTCTTTGGGGGCAACATGAAGCTAATTATATTACGAGCCATTTATTTTGGTGGTGTCGTTGTTACTGAGGGGAAAGAGATTGAAACCTTAGAACAACATGGGCGTGAGTTAATTCAAAAAGGCTATGCAAAAGAAAAGGAAGTTGTACATCCTGCTATTGAGCCTGAGCCTGAGCCTGAGCCTGAGCCTGAGCCTGAGCCTGAGCCTGAGCCTAAAAAAAACACCAAGGCTAAAAAGGAGAAATAATGCTTTCTCTAGAATTAGTAAAAGAACATCTCAGATTAGACATAGATTATTGTGACGAAGATGCGTTATTGCTCAGCTATATAAAAGCAGCAAAACGGCGCGTAGAAACATACACTCGCAGAACATTAATTACATCAGATGAAAGCGTCGAGAATAAGGATACTACGCTACAGTATGGGGGAGATGTGGAAATGTCTATGTTATTACTTATTGGCAGTTGGTATGCAAATCGTGAGTCGGTAGTTATTGGTAATGCTGTTAACGCATTACCTCAAGCTTTTGAAGCACTATTGCAACCTTATGTAAGGTACGGCATATGAATCCTCTTGGGGCCGGTGAACTCAATAAACGCATTTCCCTTTCTCACTATGTTACAGAACGTGATGATTTAGGGAGTGAAAAAGTCGTTTCAAAGAAAGTGGCTGAGGTATGGGCCAAAGCCGAATCGATGTCGAACCGTAAGATCCGTACCGCAGACCAAGATCAGGTAATTGAAACCTATCATTTCACTATTCGCCCTCGTTATGATGTTGATATGGGGTGGCTGGTGGGCTATCAGGGGCGACTATTTACTGTACGCGCTGTTGACCGAAATCAGGCTGATAGAACCATTATTACCACGGAGGCGAATATACAACATGATAGAAGTTGATATTAAAGCTGATCTGGAACGTATTACGGGATTGTTAGCTTATCCGTTAAAACTCCCATCCGATAAATTAGAGGGGGTTATCTATCAACGAATTAGCGACCCCAAGATAGACGCTGGATTAGCCCACACCTCACTTGTTCAAGCCCGTTTTCAAATCGTTATTCAAATACCTGATGATTATCCCAAAGCGCTGATGCTTGAATCTAAACTTTGTCGCGAATGGGAGTCTGTTGTGCATGGTTATATTGGAAATTATCCCATACAAACCGTTCAGCGAGGTAACTTTCAGCAGGACATGATCGAACAAACGGAAAATCGCAAAATTTATCGTATTTATCGTGATTTCATTATCACCTATCCCGAGGACGCATCATGAACATCACCATGAAAGTTGAGGGATTACGGGAATTAGGAGAGGTATTACAGCGATTAGAGAAAGACGTCCAAATTAAGATCCTCCGTCAATCAGGAAAATCAGCTATGGTGCCTGTTTTAGAGGATATGAAAACACATGCAGGGTTTGATGAAACAGTAGCAAGCGAACATATGCGTGACAGCATAAAAATACGCTCTTCACGCAGTAAAAAAACAAAAGGAGCGGTTTTAATTACCGTAGGACCCACCAAAAAACACTATATGAAAGCGAGAGCGCAGGAATTTGGCACCATTAAGCAAATCGCCCATCCATTTATTCGCCCAGCTTTGGATTACAACAAACAAGCGGTACTCAAAATTCTCGTTTCTGAAATCAGAGACGCACTCAGACAATTTAAATAAACCTATTCTAGGAGCTTAAATTATGGCAGTTCAAAAAACATCGCCAGAATACGCCATGCTACCGGCAGGCACTATTGTTAAATTTGGTAAAGTGGGTGACACCGCCGAGCAAATGAAGCCACTCATTAACTGTAAGTCACTAGGTGCCACCGGTCAATCAGGTAGCTTTGTTGATGTCACCGTTTTAATTGATAAAAACAAGCAATTTATTTCTGACTTACCAGAAGGGCCTGAAAAGTCGTTAGGCTTTATTGATGATCCAGAAAATGAAAATTTTGTTGCATTCCTGAATGCAGCAGAAAAGCGTGAAACGGTACAGTTCTATTGTGAGCTTCCTAATAAACGTACGGCAACCATGATCCTTTCATTGTCAGGCTGGGAATTAAATGACGTCTCAGCTCCTGCTAACGAGGCTATTCAAATCACCGTAAAAGGTAAACAAAATAACCTAGTTTGGGGAACCTCTACAGTGACACCACCGACAGAAGGAAATGATTAATGAAAGGATTAAAAGCCTCTTTACTCACCGCTAAGCCACAGATTATTGAAGTGGAAATCTTATGCGGTGTGAAAGTGAATATTCGTCGTATGACAGCCAATGAGCTGATGCAACTTGAAACGGATGTCTCTGATTTAAATCGTCAGGGGAAATTTCGCGAATCGTCACTAAAAAATGTCAGTATGTTGCTCAATTGCCTCGTTGATGATGACGGCAAGCCGATAAACAAATCATTATTACCTAAACCAGAAGAACTGGTTAACGTTCATGATAACGCAATATTGATAGAAGCAATTGATATTGTGAAAAAACACTCTATTGGCACTCTAGAGGAGGCAAAAAAAAACTAACCGATAGTCCTCTACTCTATTTTGCTTATCAGCTTTGTGAAGAGTTAGGGGAAATCGATCCCTTTCGTGTTCTTAACTTGCCTGCCAATACCTTATTGGGCTGGCAGGCTTACTTCACACTCAAACATGAAAAATCAAGTGTGATACCGCCATCAGAGAGCACTCCCGCTTCGGAAAACTCCCCCAAAATCGTAAGCACCACTAAATCAGTTGAGCAGCAATGTGCTGACGTAATGAAAATGATAGGAAGATAACTATGGCCACCAATTTAGCCGATTTACGTGTTGGATTATTGCTGAATGACGCTAGTTTCCGCAGTAATATCACTGATGCGATGAATCACGCAGGACGTGAAACAGAGCGCTTCTCAAGAAAAGCAAAACAAAATGCTAAAGATGTTTCAGATAGCTTTCATTCTATTGGTACATCAGTTAAGCAGGTTGCGGGATCGTTAGCGATGGTAGGCGGGGTGAGTCTTTCTATCGGGAGTATTTTAGGTATTTCTCGTCAATATGGACAAGCGCTTTCTGATTTAGCGGCAATTACCGGTGCTGCGGGTGATCAGCTAAAAGTATTTGATGAAGCGGCTCAAGAGATGGGGCGAACAACACAATACAGTGCTATGCAGGCGGCAGAAGCTATTAAATTAATGGCAGCGTCCAAGCCTGAGCTGATGAAAACAAGTGAAGGACTGATTAATGTAACAAAAAGCTCCTTAATTCTTGCTCAAGCTTCAGGTACTACCTTACCAGATGCAACTAGAACACTGGCCTTATCGCTTAATCAGTTCGGTGCATCAGTATCGGATGCCGATCGTTATATTAATGTGCTTGCAGCAGGCTCTCGATATGGCGCTTCAGAAGTTAATGAGACTGCAGAGGCGATTAAAAAAGGAGGTGTTGCGGCCGCTCAAGCTAAAGTCCCTTTCGAAGAAATGAACGCAGTTATCCAAACGTTGGCAGAGCGTGAAGTTAAGGGCGCTGATGCAGGAACGGCATTGCGTAACATGATTTTAATTTTAGAATCGAGTACTGACAAAAAGCTCAAACCATCAGTGGTTGGAATGACAACTGCATTGGAAAACCTAGCACAAAAAAACTACAGCACAACTGCATTAACAAAAATATTCGGTCGAGAAAATGTTAATGCTGCCATGATACTGAGTAAAAACACCGATAAGGTTCGAGAGCTTACTAAGGCACTTACGGGTACCGAAACCGCCTATGAGCAAGCCAAAGAGCGTACTAATAATCTTAATGGTGATTTACAAAATTTAGCGAGTGCGTTTGAAGGGCTCGCCATTAAAGCGGGTCAATCGGCAAATGGTCCGTTAAGAACAGGCATTCAATCCGCATCAGATGCCATAAATACGTTATCAAATAATTTATCCACATTGGTTAACGTAGGCACATATGCAGTTTTACCTGTTATTGGTGCCAGAATGACCCGAGGGCTTCAAGAGCAAACCAAAGAATGGGTGAAAAACGAAGCTGCAGTGAGAAATAATGCGAAACAAATGAGGGAAACGGCTCAAGCAACCATCGATTCAGCAAAAGCATCAAGAGAACAAGCTCAACAAGAATCAAGACAACTAGCAACTCAATCTGTATTGATGAGACAGCGTGGCGTTAATGCAGATTACCAGAGCAGATATTTAACATTAAGCCGACAAATAAAAGAAGCGGATCGCCAAGAAGCAATAGGAAAACAGAGACTTATCGCAGCAAATAACCAGCTTTCATATAGCCAAAGGGCGTTGCGAGCATCGAGCATGGCATTGAAGGGCGTTTATTCTGCTTTAGGGGGGCCAGTGGGTGCAGCTATGCTTGCTGGTTCTGCAATCTATTATTTTCACAATAAGGCTTTAGAGGCCAGAGATAGCGCTCTTAATTTAAAAAGAGCTGTCGCCGAAACAACAGATGAGTTAATGAGACTATCTCAAGCCAAACTGGCCGTAAAGATAGATGATGTGAGGGATAGCCTAAAGAATATAGAAGAGCAAGAAAAAATAGTTAAAAATCAATTGGATAGTTATAGTGACACCAAAATACAACTATTGGAAAAAAGGGGGAAAGGTTTTTTTGGGTGGGCTCATACATGGTATGAATCGGCTGATGAAGCAAAAGCTACACAAAATAAATTAAAAAGTGAACTAGAAGATATTATAAAAAATAAGGAAATTGAATCACAAACACTTGAAGCTGCAATAGAAGCTCAAAAAAGATTACTTAATGGAGAAAAGCCTCCTGAACTGAAAGAGGACAAACCAGCAGGTGACAGCGGAGGTGGTGAAAATGATGGGGGGAATGATCTAGTTTCAGGCTCTAAACAAAAGGTGAATCAATATCATCAACTACGTATGCAAATAGAGCAAGAGCATGCAACCAGCTTAGAGCGTATATCATTAAGTGAGTCTGAGACGATGCGTAAGCTTCAGGAAAGCTTAAAAGCTGGTGGTATGAAGCAAGCAGAATATGAGCGATTAAAAACACTCAATGCTGAAAACCACATGAAACAGCGTGCAGAGTTAGCAGAAAAATATTCACCGATGCGTACCTCATTGCGTAATGAACAAGAAATGACAAAAGAGTTGAAGTCTCTGTTTGATCAGAGATTGTTAACAGAAAAAGAATATCAATACGCGCGAATGCAGATGGACAAAGATATGTCTAAGTACCGCCTGTCAGAGCAAGCAAAAGGTATTTCTCTCCCGAATATCAGTATCCTTGGTGAAATAGATCCCGTTATTCAACTCAGAAATCAATTGGAAGAACAAAAAGCGCTTTATCAGGCTTACTATGAAGATGGGTTAGTGAGCAAAGAGCGCTATGAGCAATTGATTATTGCCGCTACAAATAAATCAAAAGAAGCACAGTATCAATCAAGTAAAGAGTTTTACGCATCTCAAGGCATGTGGCAACGCATGCAGATGAATTTAGTTGATGCAGTTGAACAACGAACCGCCAATGCAATGACTGGTATGCTAATGGGAACAAAATCTTTTTCAGAAGGCATGAAAGAATTTTCTTCTTCATTAGCTAGTTCAATCATTTCTGATCTTATTCGTATCGCTATTCAAGCTCAAATTACTAACGCATTGACCGGATTGATGGGGGGTTTTGCGGGGAGTGGTGGTGCAACAAGTGGTGCTAAGGCTGGCAAGGTAGGAGTAAAAGCGAATGCTAAAGGGGATGTTTATAGTTCACCAAGCCTCAGCCAATATAGTAATCAAGTTGTGAGCTCTCCAACGTTATTTGCCTTTGCAAAAGGTGGTACACCTAATCTTGGTCTGATGGGGGAAGCAGGAAGTGAAGCTATTATGCCTTTAAAACGTGGGCCTGATGGTTCTTTAGGCGTGAGAGCAACCGGAAACTCTGTTGCGTCAGGCGATACCATTATTCATCAAACATTTCATGTAACAGGTAATGGCGATGAAGCGCTTTATCAAGCTATGCAGGAAGCAGCAAGAATAGGAGCTGAGCAAGGCGCTTCAAAAGCTAAATCTGACATTATGCGAGACTTTCAAACCAATGGAACGTTAAGAAGGAATCTACGATAAATGACAACGATATTATCGTGGCCACGCTCCATCGTGCCAACCACGCTGAGTTGGCAACTCGTGAGTAACAGCAAAACCTTTACATCAACCTTTACAGGAAGTGTGCAGACCGTACGCTTCCCTGGTTCGCGTTGGCGTTGCAGTATGTCATTTAATAATTTGACCGATGAGCAAGCAAGGGTTTTAGAGGCATTTGTTGCTGAGTTAGATGGTGAGAGTGGTCGAGTGAAAATTAGTGATTGGGCGCGTTCTGGTTTAACTCAACGCGGTAAACCTAAAGTTAGCCAACCTAACCAATCTGGAAAACTATTAGAGAGTAAAGACTGGTTACCCAATAGCATTGTTTTACGAATTGGTGATTATATCACTGTAAATGATGAACTGAAGCGTGTGACAGCGAATGTGATCAGTGATGCACAAGGAAATGCAACAATTCCTATTGCCCCCATATTGCGTTACGCACCTGCAGTAAATGATTTGATAGAAAATGAAGTACCCTACGGCATTTTTAAATTAACCAGTAATGATCAGGGAAATTTCCAACGTAAACCAGGCATACTGACCAGCACTTCTCTATCATTCGAGGAGGCATTAACATGAAATATCATCCCTTTAGTAATGACATGGTTAAGGCAATTAATGAAGGATATTATTTGGTTGTTGCTTCTCGTTTAGATCTTAAATCAGGCGTGGTGCGCGCACATACCGGTGTGGGTAATATCATTATTGCAGGTGAAATTTACCAAGGTGTTGGTCAGTTTGGTGCCATTGAGTCTGTGGGGGAAAATATGACCACAAGCCCACAACAGCTTATTATGAAACTCTCAGGTTTTGATTCTTCATTAATTGGAGAGGTGATGAATGAACGGGTTCGAGGTCGAAATGCACAGTTGATGTTAGTTGCATTAAACGAGGAGGCAAAACCTGCACTTGCTGAGGTTTTATTTGCAGGCCAAATATCAACCATTGGTGTGACAACAGGTGAAGAAAATGAAATAGCTGTCACCGTTTCTAATCGATTTGAACGCTGGTCTTATGGGCTACCCGACAGATTTACTGACGAATCATGGTCTAAACGCAAAAAAGGAGATAGGATATTTCGCTATGTGGCGCAGATGGCTGATCGGGCCATTTATTGGGGTAGCAAGAAAAATGCACCTGCGTTTATTTATAAATAAACATATACATATTTAGTCGGTGGATATATGTTGGAGTGTGAAAGCAATATACTTTATTTTTTACTTAATATAGAAAAAATAACACCAGAAGAATTGGCACTATCATTCGATATTGATACAAATAAAGCCAGTTCGATACTCCTTTCTATGACGAAGAATAACTTAGCAATTATTCGTCTTGGTGATGATGATAAGGTTATTTATTTTATAAAAAATAAAAGCTTAGAAAAATTTCTTATTGATGGTGGTAAGCTTTATATTGAAAATAATGAGCCTTCTAATAGCTCCAATAGTTTTTTATATACTTTTATTTTCATCTTAATAGCGGCGCCATTATTCTATTTGTTTTTAACTTTTATTTCTGGTGACAAGAAAAAAGAAATAGATTATTGCAATAGTGAAGAGCGTGCTTATTTAGCATCAACAAATATGGTTAGGAATACCTTAAAATCGCCATCTTCGGCAAAGTTCCCGCACTATACTGAAGTTGAAATTTATCCAGCAGGTCAATGCTCATTTCAAATAAAATCGTATGTTGATGCAAAAAATGGGTTTGGCGCCATGATAAGAAAACCATACTTAACAGTCGTTACCTATGATGAAAAAACACAATCCTATCTACAGAAATCATTAAATTTTGAATGAGATAAACACAGAATGTTATCTATGACCCGCTTCGGCGGGTTTTTTATTGTCTGGAGAAAATCATGAGACACCCTCAATGGACTACTCGCCTACCTGAAACCTTGAAAAATGCCATTAATCGCCCTTTCGTATGGGGTGAACATGATTGTTGTTTGTTTGCTTCTGACTGTGTCATAGCCGTTTGTAATTTCGATCCCTGCGAACGTATTCGTGGGCGTTATAAAACAAAAACTGGCGCATTCAGAGTGTTACAAAAAGAGTTTGGAACATTGGACGGAGCCGTGAGCCGTTTTTTTGATGAAATTCCAACAAATGAAGCTGGTCGTGGTGACATTGTGATGTTCGAGGGTGACGAAGGGGAAACGTTAGGGGTGTTATGGGCGGGTAAATTATGGGCTGTCTCAACAGATGGCGTTCGTGCGGTGAGCAATAAACCAAAAAAAGCATGGAGAGTACAATAAATGGGTAAGACTGTCACAAGCGTTGTCTCCGCGGGCTTAATGATAGCAGGTGTTATTGCTACGGGGGGTTTGGGGACTGCATTAATTGTTGCTGGCATTGCTGTTCAAGCTGCAAGTGCGTTTATCTTTAAAGATAAGGTGCCCGGCTCAGGCTATCGGGATCAGTCCGAGCGTAAACAGATGTTGCGTTCTGCATCAGCACCAGAAACGGTCGTTGTAGGTAAAACAATGATGTCAGGCTTGCTTTTTTTTGCTGAAGAGGAAGAGGGCGAACAAGATGAAAATGAAGAACTCTACATGGCGTTAGCCATAGCCTCCCATCCCATCCATAAATTAGGTCAAATTTATTTCAATGATGACAAAATTGAAGATTTAGGCGACAACGCACAATACGAATTTCATAACGGTAGAACTGAGGCGGATCCATACCTATTAAAACATGCCCCTTCATGGAAAGAGGATATGATTGGTCGAGGGCTTGCATGGTTACGCTTAACATTACGCTTTGATCAAGAAAAGTTCCCTTATGGTGTGCCTAATGTTAAAAGTGAACTATGGGGAAAAGAAATTTATGATCCTCGTACCGAAAAAACAGCGTGGTCAAATAATGGTGCTTTGGTCATATTAGATTATTACCGTCACTATTTGGGGGTTCCAGACTCCGATATTGATTGGGATGCATTTAAAAGCGCAGCAGATATTTGTGATGAAACAGTACAAACACCCGATGGAAAAAGTGAACCTCGATATACATTAAATGGCGCTTATGAACTTGAAGAAAGTCCTGCCTCCGTATTAGAGATGATGCATAAATGCATTGCCGGCGAACCGACCTATATTGCAGGTAAGCACGGTATTTTGATGCAGGTTTATAATGGGCCTGCATTACTCATAATTGATGAGTCACAAATTATCGATACGGTAACGGTGACACCGGAACTTTCTTTGCGTGATGCGACTAATGCGATTTACGGTACTTTCGTTGATGCAGAGCAACAATATAACAAAACTGATTTTGAACCCGTAGTTATTGAGGAGTGGATAGAAGAAGACGGCTTAGAAATTAAAGAAAATATGGACTACCGTTTTGTAACCAGTCCATACCAAGCCAATCGACTAGCCAATCTTTATTTACGTAAAAAACGTGCCGGTCGTCGTATTCAATTACGCATGAATTTAGATGGCTATGCGTATCGCCCTGGTGATGTTGTCAAGCTCGAGTTACCTTCATTAGGGATCAGTGAGTTAGAATTTCGTATTGCTGATTGGAAATTTCACCCATCAGAGGGGGTAGAGATTACTCTCGAAGAAGATGGTCCTTATATCTATGAAGACTTAGCCAGTAAACCTTTTGTTAGACCCCCATTCACTAAATTACCCACTGGTGGTGTACCCGCACCGATTAATCTAGTATTTGTTCCACTTTCTGTCACAGACATTGTTCAAGGGTATATTTCATGGCAGAACGTGGCATCGGATATTCGCTATAACACGGTTAATATTCTCCAAAACGGCAAAGTCATTCAGTCTATTCAAGTTCCGGGGGAGCGTGTTGATATAAACGGTTTAACAAGAGGCACTTATCGTGTTGAGGTGAGAGCAATTAATGTGGCCGGTGCCATGTCTGCGCCTGCTATTAGTGATTTTGCTATTCAGGCACCGCCTGCACCGATTGGCGTTGAAATAACACCGGGTATGTTCAGTTTAACGGCATATCCTAAACAGGGGGATAGCGCTGTATTTGGTTATACCTTTGAGTTTTGGTTTAGTGAAAAGAAACTCACTAATCTTTCTGAAAATGAGGTGATCACCAAAACAAACAAAGTTGGTCAAGGGAATTTCTGGACGCAAGAGAATTTAAAAGCTGGCCACACGTATTATTTCTATATCAGAACAATCAATAGCTACGGTAAATCTGTTTTCGTAGAAGCCTCAGGTGTTCCAGTTTCGCTACCCACTGATATTTTTGATGATTTAGATAACACGGTTAGAGAAACGGAGGCTTTCAAACAACTCAGCGAAGAACTGAAATGGAACACCGAGTCTATTGCAGTACTGACAAACGCCACTTACTCGCTCTCTACGGATGTATTGCAACGTTCCGCTAATGCGCAGGCCGGTATTACTCAACTACAACAACTCCGAGTTTCTGATAATGAAGCATGGGCGCAGGATATTAAGCGTGTATATGCATCAATAGAGGATAACGATAAAGCTTTACGTGCAGAAATTAAAGAAACTCAAACATCAATAACCGAGTTAAACAAGGCGTTCGGCCAAACAACTACGGAGATCCGCACAGAATTAAAAACAACTAACCAAAATTTAGCTGATACCAACCAGAAGTTAGGCAATATAGATAAAGAAGTCGGCCGTATTCGTGCAGATGTTGCGACTAACAAAGAGGCGATATCTGAAACGAATAAAGCCATGGCTAAATCCGAAGAGCAGGTACAAGCGCAATTCGGCAAACAGCAGGGAATGATTAACCAAAAAATGCAGGCTGAATTTAGTCAAACCGGTGACGGTGTAGTTACCCATTCCATCAACATTACGATTGTTCATAACAACGTGAAATACAATGCAGCAGGGCAAGTAATTAGTGCTCAGGTTAAAAACGGCAAGCTTGAAAGTTTCATTGGCTATAACGCGAATAACTTTGCTTGGTATAACCCTGTAAATGGCAAGATGGAATTATTCATGTATGCCAAAAACGGGCAGTTGTTTATTCGAGACTTATTTATCGAAGATGGCTCTATTACAAATGCAAAAATAGGGAATGTGATTCAATCTAATAATTATTTAAATGGGAGGCCGAGCTGGATAATTAATAAAAATGGGTTTGCTGAATTCCAGAATATAAAAGCGAGAGGAGAAATAGAGGCAACTTCTGGACGTTTAAAAAATGTTGTTATTGAAGAAAGTTGTGACATTCTCGGTAAGCTAAAGGTTGAGAATTTAGAGGGGAATATAGTCACAGTTACTCAGGACGTTTATCACAACCTCTCATTCTCTCATAACAATATTGTTGAGCTATTTAAAGTTAAACGCAGAACTCAAAAGTGTTTTATATGGGTGCAAGGAGCATTAAATCCTTACGAAAGAATACCCAATAATGGCGTGAAACCAGAAAATCGTTCAGCATTTGCATATCGTGCACCGTTTTACAGAAATGGAGCAGGGGCGGCTGATATCTATATTGATGGAGTTATCCAGCCTAGGCCGAGCATCTACAACATGGAAGACACAGCAACATCTGATTTTTATGCTGTAAATGAGTTTGTACTGGAATTAAGCCCGGGTGAAGGAGTTGCAAGTATTGGTATAAAAATCCCTCAAGGTGGCAGTGAAACGACGCGTTTTATTATGCGAGCCAGAATAATCGTATTCCCAGATAACCAAGACGTTATTTTTAATTAATTAGGAATTCATAATCATGATATACACAACAGGCACTGTTAGCACGGTGTCAGGGTCTGCTATTGTCTCTGGCACAGGTACTAAATGGACAGTTAATAATCCCGCTATTCGAGCAGGAACATTAATTTTAATTAAAAACGGCAATATGAATTACCCCTATATGGTCGATAGGGTAAATAGCGATACAGAATTAGTCATTTCACAACCGGCTACATTTACCGTAAAAAACACCAGTTACAGTATTAATCTCACTGAGCCGAACTCATACAGCGACGCTAATAATCGTATGACCGCTATTGCATCAGATACGACGTATTTTCTGCGAGCAATGGACCAATGGATGATGAATAACGGTGTGGTGACAGTAGAGCTATCTAATGGGCAAAAAGTAACGTTAGATAGTATTAAGAAAATGCAGGGGGATATTAGTAGTAAATTTGATTTAAAAAAGGGAGGAACACAAAAAGGGGTTGGCGAATTACAGTTAAATTCAGCGATTGGTGTATCCAGTGATGATATGAGGCAGCGGGTATGGCTTTCTTTATTTAGCGGGTTCCCTCAAATTAAATCAGTAATTGATGGAGTGGCTTATAATTATAATCTCCCCAAATCCAGTGGCACCATGATGTTAGTTGGAGATTATGGTCTTGGTGCCAGTATTAATGGTGCTAGGCAAGATATGGTTAATACTCCTGAAGATATATTTGCAAATGGTTTTTACTCTCCCGCAGGGGCATCATCGAACGGATTTCTTAGTTCATATTATCCAGCCTTTTTTGCAATGCGCCAAGCCGGCAACGGAAGTTTAGTACAGTTTACATCAACAGGAGCTGGTTACAGATTGCTTTCTGCTAACGCGTGGCAAAATGAATGGGTTAGGCTGTGGGATAACAAAAATACTACAGTAGACAGTAATGGTTTTATTAAACGAGCCTCTCCTGTAATTAACATCAATCCCGACGGCACATTCACCACTAACGACGAATCAGAAGGTGCTACAGTTACTCGAGTAGCTCAGGGTGAATATCTTATCGAAGGCGTTTTAGGCTTTAACTCAGATGCAGGTTGGGGTGGTGTTGATGGTGGTATTGAAATTCCACTTGATGTTAATAAACAGCCGTTGATATGGGTAGACTCTAAAGTTATGGAGGACGGTTCTATTCTCGTGAGAACGTATCATCGAACTCACCCTAACGCACCTAAATTCGCCCGTAATGATATTGATGGTTACAAAGACGGAGACCCAATTGATATCCCTGATGGTCGTTTCATTTCCGTTCGTGTACAGATGCCAGAGCAATCCATCTATAACGTGAGAATGAGAGAGATGGAAGAAGCACAGAAAGCGGAAGAAAGGCCCCAATAAGGGGCCTTCGGGTGCTTAGTCTTTCTTTTCGAAGACATCAGGGATATCGGGGATATCGGGGTCAAAGCCGCCGTCATCACCACCGTCGCCACCATCTTCGCCGTCGCCACCATCTTCGCCGCTGTTTTCCGGGTAGCCGCCGTCATCACCACCTTCTGGCAATAAGCCTTCGGGGTCTGGGTCGGAAACGGTGCCGATCACATCGCCAGCGCTTTCAGGCGGGGTCGGGTCGTTTCCGTCAACTACTGCTGGGGCTGGAACGCCGGTCAGTTTGCGCAGGATCATTTTAACAGCCTTACCGCCAATCTGGACGATAACTAGGGCTGCCACGCCGGCTGCAATCTGAATTCCTAAGTTCTCAAGTTCCTTATCGGTCGCAGACGCGGGCATGTAGTTTTGCGGCCAGTTCAGATTGCTTTTGGCCGCTTGCAGAACTTGTTTGTACAGGTTGCTCTGCTCTGCGCCGGTCGGCCCTACGATTAGCGAACAACTGTAGGTGCTGAGAGTGTTAGAGCCTTCTGGCTCCATCACGTCGATAGAAACCAACTTCTGCGCGTCGCGCTGTGCGGCTTCTTGAACAGCGCCCGAAAGCTGGTTCAGGTTGTAGCAGAACGCAGTAAAGCAAACATTCCCGAAAGCATCGGTGAATTGCAGGCGAAGAGGGTTTGATACATTCATTGCTAATCTCCTTCTTGTATGAGCTCTCTATTGTGAGCGAATAAACGAAACTTACTAACGCGCAGGCCTCGTCAGATACCACCTTTGGCGATTTTTCTATGGACACAGCGGAAATTGTTGCCACACCCCAAGCCCCGCCTATCGGGGCTAGTCCAGCGAAAAGAAGCGCCTTTACCTAGCTTGGCCTGACCGACTTTCGTTGGTAGCGGGATGATCCGGGCTGCAGGTTTCGGTGCTGGTTGTTGACGTTCAACTTCGGACGTAACAACTGGCATATTGAGGCGTTCTTTATAAGCGACACCTGAGGCGGCTAAATCGACATTGATTTTGTCTTTTTTTTCTTGAGATAAGTTCGCAAGGTTTCTCATTCTATAAGCTATATTAATGAATTGTAGAATAAGTATAGCATAGGAATAGGGCGAGGATTGAACTTTAACTATGGTAAATCTGATGTGGGTTTTACACCAAGCAAATTCCAAGTATAAGAAAATCAACCATTACTGGTTGTTTTTCTTAAATAAAAATGGTCGGCATGATAGGATTTGAACCTACGACCCCAGACTCCCCATGACAGTGTATAATATAATATTAATTTAAGGCTTTTTTAAACTTGATGGGTAAGGGGGACGCTGGTTAATATATTGAAAAATAAATACACATATCACGGAAAAGCCCATAATACGCATCACCCATGGAGAACTACTATCTCTAACGGGGCGGGGTGTAGAAATAAAAGCCTCTGGAGAGGCGAATGAGTAAATAATCATTAATAGGATCATTATTGGAAACAATAGTGACAACAATAAAAGAATTACATCTAATGCTTTTTTACTAAAAGTTTTTTGGGATTTTTTCTTTTTTCTTGATAGTTTTTTCTGTTTACTAAAGATAGATTTTACACCTATTAGTTTTCCTTTCTCCCTAACATCGTTTTTATCTCCAGTATGGAGAATTTCTATTCTAGCACCTTCATTTTTTTCAATAAAATCAATAAGAATACAATTAGGATATTCACTGTCAGTCTTTAGCTCTATATTATTAATAGGATTGTTTGATGCTACGACTTGATAACGCAATAATTGAATTTCCCTGCTAAACTCAATTCTTAGAGGTTCTTTAGTAGCTAATACACTTTTTGTTATAACAGAGTTACCCAAATTCCAAATAACAAATTCAGAAGAAGATACACATTTCTACTAATGAGCCATCATACATATTACACTTATTTGCTGTGGTAGGCTCGAGTGGTTTTTATTTATGAGGTTTGAAAATTCATGGCAGCTAGAGATTTTATAAACTTTACGAGTTAAAACATAAATAAAAATGGCTATAAGAATACCAATGATCCCAATCACTGTGCCCAGCGCGGAATTTGATAAAATATTATTAACTGTATCCACTCTTGGTCTCCAATATAAAAAAGGCTCACCGAAGTGAGCCTTTTTGAACTCGAAATAATCCGCGTACGATTTGCGTATGATTTAGAGTCCTATCTGTGTCAGTGTGTAGTCCTGATGATTTCGCTAACTTCTTGTTTTTGAAATCGTTGTCCTATCACTGACCCACCAAATTTGGTGGAGCTGGCGGGAGTTGAACCCGCGTCCGAAATTTCTACATCCGCGGCACTACATGCTTAGTCTAGTCTTTAAATTCACTTACTTGCTGCGGACAGACACGCCACAAATAAGCTAGCTTGATTAAATTTAACGCTTCAACCCCAAGCTAGGCATCCACGCGATCTCTTTTGGGTTTGACTCCTCTTTATCCCCGTCTTAAGAGCGGAAGCTAGGGAGAGAAGGCTCTAGGCAGGTTATTAAGCTGCTAGTGCTTTATATTGATTGTCGTTTGCGACTATCTTTTTGCGGCTTTTTACGAGGCCAACCGCCCCTCGGCATGCACCTTGGGTTTCGCAAATCCCGTCGAATCCAGAATCAGCCCCAAGTTGTTGAAAGTGAGTATATCAGAAAAATACCTGCTATTGCTAGTAGTTAACGCAATTTAGCGGTTAGCATTTTTCATGATCCGTGCTTTGTCTAATTTCCACTCACGATCTTTTATGGTGTCACGCTTATCGTGATCTTTTTTACCTTTAGCTACGCCAATTTTGATTTTACACCATGCATTTTTCCAATATAAGGAAAGGGCAACCACGGTGTAACCATCACGGTTTATTTGGCCATAGAGATTAGCTAATTCACGTTGTTTTAATAACAGCTTACGCGTACGTGTCGGATCACAAACAACATGAGTAGAGGCAACGTTTAACGGTGTAATGGTGGCACCAAACAGGTACGCCTCACCATCACGCATGATTACATAGCTATCACTGATATTGGCTTTACCCGCACGCAGTGATTTAACTTCCCAGCCCTGTAACGACAGTCCCGCTTCGATTTCATCTTCAATGAAATATTCATGGCGAGCACGTTTATTGAGTGCAATAGTGGCAGAGCCGGGTTTGTGTGATTTTTTCTTTGTCAT